TCCTCGTCGTCCTTCTTGGACTTGGCCTTGGACTTCTTCTTCTTGGACTTGTCGTCCTCGTCGTCCTCGTCGACGTCGTCGTCGTCCTCGTCGGTGTCGTCGTCCGAGTCCTCGTCCGCGTCGTCGTCGCCCTCGGCGCCGAAGATCGGCGGATAGAGCAGCTCGTCGTCCAGCATGGACTCGAGCCAATTCTTGTTGATCGGACCCATCTTGGGTTACCTCCTGTGGTCGGGCTTCTGAGGGAAGCATACTACATGCCGCCGATTAGGTCACCAGGGCCACTGCCCTTCCTCCCGTAGCAGCCGCTTCTCCTCAGCCGTGTAGAATCTGGATCCTTGCGACTCCGGGACTTCCTTGATCGGGGCTGCCTTACCTTCGAACATCACCCGGCGCTGCTGCAAAATCGTGGCATACCCAGTATCGCTGAATCCGATCGGGCTCTGTGCTGAATCCAGTTGCGCGTCAAGCCAGTCGTCGTAGCGCCCTTCTCGGAAGTTCTTCTCGATGGAAGGATCGCCCGGGGTTCCCGGGATGATGACACAGAAGCAGTTCGGGTGCGGCTTCCCAGGCACATCCTTCGGAGGATAAGGCCCGTTCGCTTCCAGTTCGTTGCAGATGTCAGGCCGGGGATGACTGCCAGACAGGCGCCAGATCATCTCGGTCACGAACGGGTTGTCAGCCCAACGTCCGATAGTGCTGGTGTGGAATGCATTGTTGAGCTCAGTGCGCCCGAGCCGCATCGCCGCATACGATACCCCTCCGGGTACGTCTGGGCGGATGAACGACTTGACGGCCGTGGCGATGTCCCTGGCAGACGCGCCGGTGGCGAGCCGGGTGCGCACGATATCGCGTATCTTTCCGTCCTGCAGTTCCTTGTTGCGATACACCAACTTGCTGAGCGGGATGTCGTTGGCGGCCTGCGACACAGTCGCCTCGATCCCAGAAAGCGCCTGGGATCGGAGCGAAGCCTCCCATTGGGCCAACGTCATGAAGCGCGCCCGGCCGGTCTGCTTCATGTAGGCGAACAACTGTTGTGCGGCAGTCTTACCGGCCACGTCTGCAGCACGGTACTTCCCGACGAACAGCGCGTCCTTCAGCGCCCCATTCCACAGCTCGTCACTAAGCTCCTCCATACGGTTGAGCGAAGCAAGGATCTGCGCCCGGCGCACTGTGCTGCTCGGAGACGTACCGGCCGCCTTGATGATGGAGGACGCCTCGGAGGCTGTGACTGCCAACGTCCGGGCGAGCTCGCGCTCTGTGGCCCGCATCGCACCCAGGAACAGCCGTAGCGGATCCTGCGGGTCTCCGAGGGGTACGGTCATGCCTCAGCGCCTCCCGCGTCCTTACGCGCCAGCTCGGCGTCCGTACGGAGGGCATACGAGTCTGAGGCCATGGCCTGAGCGGCCAGCGCCTCGACGACCAGGTTGGCCTCGTCCTCGGCGAACGTATACCCCAGCTTGGCGAGCTCGGCTCGGCCCCAGTCGGGCGATCCGATCTGGGCTGCCACGATCTGCAGGACCTGGGACACCTGGGCGTCGCGGTTCTGGGGCAGCTTGTCCGTGAACGTCGGCACCATCAGCGGTGCCTCCGGCAGCGCCTCTTCGTACACCCCGAACCACGACTTGAGGTCGTAGAACATCTGCACGAGAACGGAACTGAGCGAGTCGTCCTTCTCGTCCGTGTGCGCCAGAATGGGCGACATCTGGAGCGCCAGTGCGACGCCGGACTCGGCCACCTGGACGTCGACGATGCCGCGCGCCACCTCGGGCGCCGGGGCTGCCTCGTACAGCGAGTCACGCAACATCTGGATATGCTGCTGGTACGGCGACAGCGACCCGACGCCGTTGATGCGCTGCCACATGTCGCCGACCTTGGCGCTGTCGCCCTTGAGCTCCACGACGCGCCCAGGGCCGAGCCGCCACGGCAGCTCACGCCCCGACTCGCGGTCGACCGGAGCCTCGGCCGTGGTGGCGTACATGCCGATGCCTTCCATGGCCAGCGTCAGGTCCTCGTCGCTGATCGCCTGGTTGAGGCCGAGCAGCACTGCCTCGAACCCTCGCAGCTCGCTGGAGCCGTAGAAGAACTTGGGACGCTCCTGGTTGGCGATCCAGTACACCGGGAAGGACGTGATTGCGTCCGGGAGCGGGCTGACCGGCAGCTCCCACTGCAACGGTGCCTTGGTTATGTCGTGCCACTCGTCGACTTTGAACATACCCAGCGAGCTGTAGATCTTGTTGTCGCCTTCGGCGCCAGGCTCGTTCCAGATCTGGTTGTAGCTGTAGGTCTGCCGCTCGATAGTGGTGTCGCCCGTGGCCGAATCTACGATGGGCGTGACCAGGTGGTACCCGATGATCTCCTGCTCGTCCTCGGGGTGCGGGATCGGGAACACGCGCCCGACCTCCAGCGTCTCGATCGACAACCTGCGACCGGCCGGACGATTCGGGTCGGCGGTGATGTGGAACGCCCAGTCACCGTGCACCAATCCGTAGCGCTTGGCGGAGTTGAAGCGCGAGCGGAACCGTTCGCGGTCCAGCAACGAACGGAACGCCAGAGCCGTAGCCTGCCTCTCAGCCGGGGTGCCGAACTCCGGATCGGCCGTCAGACGGATCCCAGGGGCGGTGTACCGGTTGCACGTCTCGATGATGGTCCGAGGTGCCGGGACGTAGATGGGCTGCTCGTTGGAGCCGCGCAGGTTGACCTTGAAGGCTCCCAACTGGTTCCAGTAGAACGACTCGTAGGCCATGTACGCCTTGATGCGGTCTATGTGGTCGTTCGGAACCCAGGCGGACGACGTGTTGACGAACGTTGCCGCTGAGCTCCAAGGCGTGAGGTCCGCCATGTCAGTTTCCTCCGCTAGGGCCGAAAGGGTATGAGTGGGTAGTCTACCGCAGCCAGTCGAGCGCGGACAACGCCAGCCCAACAGAGAACGTCGGCGACTGGTCAGGCGCCGTGTACAGCATGCATGTGTCGGACGGATCGCCGTCCTCGTCGATGGTCGAGCTGCACAGTACGACCATCCATCCGGACAGGAATCCCTCCAGATCGTACTTCTGATGCATCTGGCCGAGGAACGTCTTGATCTCAGATCGTAGTGCGTTGTCGCGCTCGCGCTCTTCTGGTGTCTTGCTACTGCCGCCCATGGCATCCTCCTACGAGAAACTTGCATCCCTGACACGTGTGCCGCCGGATGCGGACAGGAAGTACGCGCCAGCGAACCGGCTCAGCGCTTCTGGGCCGTGGTCGTCCTTCTTCATCGGGTTCTCCGGCGCCTCTGATCCGCGCTCGGCCGCTTCCTCGGCGGTCCTCGGGTAGCGGTAGCTCAACATCTCGCGGATCAGCTCGCGACAGCTACGGTCGATCAGCAGGCCCGGCCGCCGGTGCTCATGCTCGGGCGGAAGGTGCGTGTTGGACTCCTTGAGCATGTTGCGGATCTTGCGAATCCGGATGTTGAGCGGTCCGCCCGTGTTGCGACGCGGCCGCAGCCGAAATGCATTGGCGAGCGCCTTGGTGTCGGAGGGCGACTCGGGGTCGGGGAACAGCTCGTGGCAGCTCTCCGGGACGAACCTGTTGGAGCGCATCACGGCGATGTGCTCCTCGATCGTCATCTGTGTGTCGCGGTACTCCTTCACGACGCGCACCTGGTTGTACGGCGTGACCTGGATCAGCAGCGCTACGAACGGATTCGTGAAGCCGAAGTCTGTCGCCAGGTATGTAGGCAGCGACCGATCGTACACCAGATCCTGCACGTGCGTCTCCTCGTCGAAGCCCTTGTACACCCGACCGACGAACGACGTGAACTCTGCACCGATCTCAGCCTTGAAGGTCTCGGGTGACATGTCACGCATGAGCGACCCGATCTCAGGGTCGACCCCGAGGTCCTGCATCATCTGGTCAGTCACTGCCACCTGACGGGCGTCCAGGATGCGACGCAACGCGCGCACGGCATCATCGCTGGCGCCGGTCGGGTACACGACCGGATTGATCCAGCTGGGCATGCGCCACGACTGCCAGTCAGGCTCCAGCGCGGACTGACCGCGGTCCCAGTTGTCGTAGAACCAGTTTCGTCCTTCTGGCGTGGACGTGTGGAGCGACCAGCCGTTGAAGTCGGCGAGCATAGGACGGACGAACTTGGTCCACACTGCAGGTTTGATCTTCGCGGCCTCGGCCATGATCACGCCGTTCAGGCCCTCTCCGACGAGCCGCTCGGGGTACTGCGCCGACTTGGCTATCACGATGAACTTGCCGCCGTACAACGAGATCTGCATGTCGCCGCCGTGCGGGTCGTTGTACGTGCCCGGCCGGTCGAACGGCGCGCCGATGCGCTTCAGCCCGTTGTAGGCGTAGCGGAACTCCTTCTCAGCGTCGGTGTAGTTGGGACCGACGATCCAGAACTCGCGACGCTTGCCGATGTGCTCCAGATGGGGAAGCATCAGACGGGTGATGATCGCCTCCAGAACGACCTCGTGCCCGCCGATGTACGACTTGCCGAACCGTCGGCCGCAGCTGGCCACCTTGTGCCGAGCAGTAGATGCGTGGATCGACTGTTGGCCTGCATGCGGCTCGTAGTTCAGCTGCGTCCACAACTTGCTCCGGAGCGCAGCCCTACTGATCCGACGAGCCACTGCCGGTCTCCCGCCAGAAGTTGATCACAGCTGCGCCGGAGCGTCCGTTCGTCAGGGTGACGATTCCCATGTATGGAACGTGCAGCGGATGCCCAAGCTGGTCCCTGATGCTGGGGTCGATGCGATGCGACGTTGGATGGGAGTGCCACAGGCACAGCGCGTCGCCGTTGCGCTGGTACACGAACGACACGTCATCTGCCATGAGCGAGAAGGACCCCGGCTCATCGTTCGCATTGTGCATCTTCCTGTGCCGGACAACACCGTTGTCCAGGTACATGAATCCGACAG